TTCTGCTTGCACCAGTCTGCGTAATGTTTGGCCAGTCCATGTGTGTAGATTTCACCAATGTCGGGTAGCCAGGCTTTATTACCACTAACACTTGGATTACCATCATGGTCAACTAAACTACCGCCCATTGCTTGTGCCATTTCATTATGGCTTGGCACACTACTATTGTCATGCCCAATGTGTCGTTCCGCACGGCCAACCTTGGGACAGTAGAAATACTTCTGATATGGTTCAGCAATCTCACCTATCACATTGCTGGGAAAGCGGCCAGCCTCATTGTGAGTCCATTCACCAGATCCATCACCACCAGACTGTGTTTCTCCACCACCTGTTGCGTTATGGAAACTGGCTGTGCGTTTGCCTGCGGTTGGACGATCCTTTGTAGTGCGTTCTTCAGCACTGAAGTTCTTGAATGTGGCTGCGTTGTTGCCACCGCCACCCGGGCGTTTAACTTTGCCTTTTTGTGCTTTAAATCCAGTTTTTCCTTCGTGCATGCCAATGTTAGTGCCTTCAGGAATGGTGCTACGCTCCATTGGTCCTGCTATGTTGTTTAGATATGTGTTTAGATCTGCCTCATCAGCATAAGGAATGCGAGTGGCATCAATGTTTAGGGCACCAACACCCCAGGTCAAGCAGTTGTCTCGTATGCTGCCTTTTAGGGGCTTGCGGGCTAACGCAATGGGCTCGTGTGCTGGTTTGAGTTGTGTGCCCCAACCTGACCATTGCTGTGCTTGAGGATCTGTGATTTTGACAACTTTTCCTGACAATCCAGAATCTTTTTGGCCATCAAGTTTGTCTGGACTGCCAAATCCCATTGTGTCGCCTGGACGATTTACATTATATCCTTGTTTTTCTTCCCATTCATCAATGGTATAATGTTCTTCAACACCAAGTGATCTTTGTATGCTACGGCCAACATCTTGTGATTTGGGAAAGCCTGAACTGTAGATCCACATGATCTGATCACGGATCTCAAAGCCGGCCTGTTCCAAGGTGATGGCAAGATGGTGATAGGTTCTGGCTGCTGAGAACGCCAGGATGTGTCCACCTGGCCGGAGCACACGCAAGCACTCCTGATAGGTCTCAAGTGCACCTGTGTTGGCGTCCCAGTCTTTGCCCAGGAAGTCTATGCCATATGGTGGATCTGTCACAATGGCGTCTATGCTGTTGTCGGGGAGAGATTTTAGGGTCTCACGGTTGTCGCCCTGTAGGATCTGATACTTCATAGCATTATTTTGCCGTGGGCCAGTGGTGTCGAATCTGTTCCAGACTCCACAATGCTGCTGCAAGACTTTCAATCTCAGCAGGGGTGGCAGGCCATGTGTCAGGATCAGCAAGATCCATGGCTTGTGGTTTGGTTAGACAGTTCTGCAGGCGTTCCGAGATCAGTCGCATGCTATGTTCAATGTGGCCTGGAAAGCGTAGCGTAAACGCTTCACGATTGGCAGCATTGACTTTTTGCAAGATCTTGGTATCATCCACACGCCGTGTTTCCACTGCGGCATTGATCATGCCATCACGAATGGTGTGGTCTGTGGTCATGCTTCAAGGTCCCAGGGGTTCTGTGCTGCTTTGCGGTCCAGACTCAAGAAGTCGCGATCAATGTATTTGATCCACTGGTTGGTGTTGTTGTACTTCATGGTCTGCATCATGGCCTTGAGTCGTCGACCCACTGTGGTCATGCTGCCGTCTTCACGCTGCACAATCTGTTCACCTGTGCGTGGATCCACCCACTTGATGATCTCGGGTCTGATGCGACCAAACTTGTCCATCTTCTCACCGTGTGGTCGGGGTTCAATAGGTCCCAGCACTTCGTAGGTGATGCAGCCATTCTTGTACTTGCGGAATGTGCAGTGCATTTTGACACCTTTGGCATGATACTCTGGATCCGAGTGTGGCACAAATGCCGTGAAGAATTCGTTCTGCAGCGTGTCGCGGTGTGGAATCTCTGGATCTCTTGGTGGCAGTTCTTTCATGGGCTCTTCTGGCACCATGTCCATCTTGTCCAGGTAAGGGTTGCCTTCTCCTATAAACTTGGGATCCACTGGCTCACCGTTGAGCACATCCATAGCCACTTGGTACTTGAGTTTGTTGGCACGACCTTTGAGGTTCAACACAGCACCAGTCTGATCAAACACAAAGCGTTCAAGGTCAGTGGCAGTGGGAAAGTCAGTCATTAGACCTTCGATGTCAAAGTCCGGGGCTGTGGCCACACGAACTGTGTTGATGTCTCGTTCTGCTTTGGGGGTTCTGGGTTTTGCGGGCACTGCTGCTGCAGGTGCGTCTTCCCAGATGTTGTCTGCGGGTGTGGGTGTGGTTTTGTTCATGTCATATCCTTATCTAAACAAATCAAAAAACTCCACACACCCTGTGCGTGTGGAGTGGGCGGTCAATCAATAACCAGAAGTGGCACCATTGGCACCACGGCGGGCTGCACCACTGCGTTGTGGCCGGCCAGCATTGCCTTTTGTGGGTCCGCGTCCAACATTGGTGTTGGCGTGCAGCCCTTCCACGGTGGCGTCGCGGAAGCCTCGCATGCCCTGACCTCTTGCGGCCACAGCATCTGTGATCATGTTGGCCAGTTCAGCCTTTTCGCTGCCTGACTTGGCCTTGGCAGCCATGAAGTCTGCTCGCTTGCTGGGTGTGCCAGCATTGCCTGTTTGTGGGCCTCGGGCTTGATTCACTGCCTTGGCATTGGGGTTCTTTGTTGAAATCATTTTGTTTTTCCTTATCGGTTTAGTCCGCCAGTGATGGCAATGTTGGCACTGCCGCCAACGGCAAATGTGCCAGCGATCAGAGCATTGCCAGTGATCTGACTCAGACCTGGTGCATCTACCACAAACATCATTGACTGCTGTGGCAGCAAGAATGGTCCTGCAAAAGGACTGATACTGGAAAAGTATTCTGTGGTGCCAATGTTGAAATAGCAGCCATTGACATTGCTGGTGTTTGTGACAAGAAATGTGTCTGGCCAGTTGTTGTCGTCCAATGCTGGCAAATTTGTAGCGTTTAGAGTCAGATCTAAACCTTCAGCCAGCACAGTGGGTGTGGTAGGAGTGAATGGTCCAATGGTGTCTGACATTTAGGCCACGCTTCCTTGAACAGTGATCACAGATGCTGTGCCATCCACAGCAGCGGCAAAGTACAACGCTGCTGACGGTGTGGCCTGTTGTGTGGTATTGATTGATAGTATCACGCTCTGTTGAGGCAACACTGCAACACCTTCACCAGGTGTGCCCACCACAGGCACAATGGCAGCAAGGTTGTCAGGATCCCAACCAGTGCTGACATAGATCACATTGCCATTCAAAGGCTCTGTGTTGGTCACCCACAAGGCACTACCATATGAGCCTATGAAATTGTTCAAGGCCACTGTGTAGTTGGTTGAGTCGTCGGCAATGTTTAGAAATTCTGTGCCATTGCCGTTGGGTCTAAATGCGGTTGTCATTGTGAGTGGACCTTAGTATTGGCTCTTGGGACCGTAGTTGAAGTCGCTCTGACCGGCTGCTGTGCTGGGTCTGCTGCCTTTTGTGGTCTGTCCATAGCCTGGACCACCTGACTGACCCATACGGATCTTGTCTGGGTTGGAGGGCCGCTTTGGCATCACAGTGCCGCCTGGCGTGCGAACCTGTGATCCACGGTTGATTGAATCTCTTACTGAACCTTGTGCTGGCAACCGGGGAGTTGGGCTGGTTGGTGCTGCACGATTTGCGTCATGTGTGACACTGCGTGACAAGTTTTTGGGAGTGTCACATGAGCCGTCATTGCCTGTGCGATTGGGTGCCTGTGCTTTTTGTACCAAGCGACCATCGTTAGAATGACCACTCCATTGGTTCATCTGGTATTTGCTGCTGCGACTGACTTTCATTGACTGCATGCCATCAAAGTCCATGTTGGTGTCTGACTGTGTTGAACGGTTTTTCATTATTTCTTTCCTTTAGACGCGGAGTCTCGTTTCATTGTGGATGAAATCTTCTCACCCATCTTTTTCTTTTTGCCTGCCACAGCATACGCAATGGCCACTGCTTGTTTTACTGGTTTGCCAGCGGCAACTTCAGTGCGGATGTTCTTTTGGAACGCTTTAGGTGATTTAGATTTGTCTAATGGCATAATGTTATTATTTAGTCCTTGGCTGTTATACCAGTGATTTGGCGTATGGCTTCTGCAAAAGCAGCCTGCTTTTGTTCAATGGCCTCGGTTGATTCCACTGTGGTGACTTCTTGTTTGTCAGCAATCATCTTGTTCATGAAGGCCTTGTCGTAGTCTCGTACACCGCCCCAGTCACTGCGTTGGATGGCTGAAACATAGTTCTTGGCCAATAGTTGGTCATAGGTCTCACCAGATTGCAGTTCAATCTGTGCCATGAGGTCTTCAATCTTGATCTTGGTGGTTGATCCTTTGGGACGACCACCGCCAGGACGATATCCACCGCGTGTGGGAGCCTTCTTGGTGTACACACGCTTCTTGGGTTGATCTGTTTTCTTATCCGTCATGCTATTACTTATACGGTCAAGAAAAAGCCCGCGGATTACACGGGCCAAAACCTATAAACAGGAAGGCTTTAGGTTTTTCTAATGCTTATGGTATCTACAGTAAAATCTGCGTCTGAATCACTGTGGTCTTCAAATGCAAGTTCTACCAACAGGTCACGCACATTTTTGATTTGTCGCATGCTTGCGACCAGTGCGTTGTATTGTTTGATCAGCACTTTTTTTTTGCCAGGTGGGAAAGTTGGCTCACTATACCAATATCCAGAATACTCAAACTCATACACTTGCTTGCGACCTTCAAGTCTAGTCAGATCATCAGCAGTGTAATGTGTCATACAAAAGTCTTCTAACTTTTTGGTCCGTTGTTGTATCAGTTGGTCCAGGGAAATCAGTTTGACTGTGCCCTTTAAAACTTCAAATAAATCATTTTTGTCCATTGTAAGCCTCCTTGTTGTTTAACAATGTGTCACAAGTATAACGCAGAATGCATTCACTGTCAATGTATTAGGTTAAATACAACAAGAGAGG